TATAATGGCAAATATTCGTAAGTCATTTAATTTCAGAACTGGTCTTCAGGTTGATAATGATAACTTCGTTGTAAATGCAAATGGTCTTGTGGGAATTGGAACTTCCATCCCACAAAACTATTTGTTAAATGTTCACGGAGACACAAGAGTTACTGGTCTAACAACGATCGGAACACTATATTCTGGTATTGGGACAGTTGGAGTTCTGAGTGCAACAAGTGCTGACGTATCTGGAACTCTTTCTGTTGGTTCCTTACAAGTGGGAAATTCTGCTGCAGTATCCAATCTCGTCGGATATGGATATACGGCATGGATTACTGACAACAGTGGTGTAGGACTTCATACAACATCAAAAATAGGTGTTAATACAACTACCAGTCCTGGTGCTTCTGATGATGAACTTAAAGTGCATGGTGATGCTGAAATAACTGGAACCCTAGCAGCGGCAACTTTTAGTGGTTCTGGCGCATCATTAACAGATATTCCAAATAGCGCTACAACCGCAACTAATGCTAATACAGCATCCACTATTGTTGCCAGAGATGGATCTGGTAATTTTAGTGCTGGAACAATCACTGCCAATTTAACTGGAACCGCAAGTATTGCTTCTAGTGTAACATCATCGGCAGATTTGTCCATTAATTCATTGAGTGCTGGTATCGTAACAGCATCAACTCGTGGATATGCCGAAACCTTTGGTGTTGGAACAAATTCACCAAATGCTCAACTTCATGTAAGAAAAACTGGTATTTCTTCTTTACAAGTTACGAGTGATGGTTCTAATGAGGCTATAATTACTCTCGGAAGAAACACAACTCCAAGTACAGATAATGGACAAATTCGTTTTGGTCATGGAAATGCACTTGGTTCATATCCTTATAGTACAGATGAGTCACTAGATATTATAAACTATGATACTGGAAATCTCAACTTCTATTTGAATCCAAGTGGATTAGGAACGGCATTTAACTGGATGACCACTGCATCAAATCGTGCAATGGTGCTGACTCAATCTGGAAATCTTGGAATTAATTCAACTTCACCGACAGAAAAACTTGATGTTGATGGAAATGTAGTTTCCTCTGGTTCTATCACTGGAAACACCATCGTAAAGGATGGAGGAACTTCTAGTCAGTTCTTAAAGGCAGATGGTAGTGTCGATACAAATACATACTTGTCTACTACTGGAAATGGTTCCCAATTAACAGGTATAGTTACATCTTTAGTTGCTGGTTCTAATATTAGTCTTGATAATGCTACAGGAGAAGTAACTATTTCCTCTCCACAAACTTTTGTTGGTGTTGTAACTGCAACCCAAGGATTCACAAGTGGTATAGGAGCAGCAGTTAAAATCAGCGTTTCTGGTTCTACTTTAACGTTTACTGTTGGCAGTGCTAGTACAAGCTTGACACTACTATAAAATCCCTGTAGACTACCTTTGTCACGGTTGAAGATGAGACTCTAAGGTCTTACCGGGACCAGTTAGGGAACTGTCACAGAGCCCATCGGTAGAGGTCCCTTTCTGCTATAATAGTCCTATACGCGATGAGATCTGTGATGCAACTTCGACCCCACCAGCAAGATGCTCTGGATTCGATGTTGGCATTTGACAAGGGTCAGGTAGTAATTCCGACTGGGGGTGGTAAGACCCCTGTTATGTTCCATGATCTGATTGTCAACTATCAGTATATCGACAATGGTATGACTGCTGTTGTTGTTGCTCCTCGTATTCTGCTGGCAGAACAACTCTGCAGTGAGTTTCTGGAGCACGTTGATACCACTAACACTCACATTCTTCACGTTCATAGTGGAGAAACTCATCACTTCTCTACCACTAACCCTGCTAAAATCAACCTGTTCGTCAACACTGCACGGACTGCTGGTGAGAATGTAATCATCTTCACCACCTATCATTCTCTGCATCGTCTGCAACAGGCAGATGTTGAAGTCAATACCATTTACTTCGATGAAGCGCACAACTCTGTTCAGCGTAACTTCTTTCCTGCTACGGAGCACTTCTCTACTGTTGCTGACCGCTGCTATTTCTTCACTGCTACTCCTAAGCATTCTCTTACTGTTTCCAAACCTGGGATGAACGACCCTGAGGTTTATGGTAACGTGATCTGCAACGTTCCTGCTCCTAAGTTGGTTCAGGAAGGTTATATCCTCCCTCCTAAGGTTGTTGTCAAGCAACTGGACATGGTTCAGGACAAGCAGATGATTGCTGACCGTGACTCCCAGAACCTGCTGGATACTATTGATGAGAATAGTCTGGATAAGATTCTTATCTGTGCTCGTTCTACCAAGCAGATTGTCAAACTGCTGAGTGAGTCTGACTTCCGCAAAGAGTTGTCTGAGCGTGGTTATTCAGTGATGTATATTACTTCCAAGACTGGTGCCATTATTGACGGTCAGAAGGTCAACCGTGAGGTATTCTTTGACACTCTGAATGCTTGGGGTAAGGATTCCTCTAAGAAGTTCGTTGTTCTTCACCACAGCATCCTGTCTGAAGGTATCAACGTCAGCGGACTGGAAGCAGTTCTGTTCATGCGTAACATGGACTACATCGGTATCTCTCAGTCCATCGGGCGTGTGATCCGTCTGGGAGGCGCTCAGAAGACCTTTGGACTGGTCTGTGTGCCTGTCTATGATAAAGTGGGCATCAGCACCGCCAAGAGCGTCCAAGCGGTCGTTGACACCGTTTTCCAGCAGGGTCTGCCTGCTGTGTCTGTGATCCGTCGCTGACCAGTTACGAAACCGTCCACCAGGAGCAGAAACCCTGCTTCTCCCTGCTATAATACTAAGGTAATCAAACGAAACCACCATGGTCTGCGAAGTCAAACTCTATGTTGCTGGTAAAGTCTTTTATGAGACCGTTCATGCCCGTGACTATTCTGAAGCAAAACAAGTTGCACTTGCTCGCAATCCTAATGCAACTGTTGTAAGTGTCAATGCCAAGTTCTAACTTTCAGAAACCCTTTATTGACCGTCCTGGCGTCTTAGATGATACTGCTGGAGATCCGCAAGGTTATGTAACAAATGATGGCATGTGGGCTGCAGTGCCTATAATAGGTTGCAAAGCATTTGCCATCATTAACAATGGTTCTGTCGTCCATGAGGCACGGAACTACACTTCGGCAAAGAACTACATTCTTAAGGAAATAAAAAAGTCCAAAAAGAAGTAGTTTAAATAATACTAAAGGGAACAATCCATGAACGAAAAACACGAAAAGCGTAGAGATGCACTGGGTTTGTTTTATGAAAGTGTCTTAAAACCAGACCCCGAACTGCGGAACTGTGCTCACAACCAAAAGTGTTTTAATGAGTTGATGGAGTGGAGAGACGAAATCATCCGTTATTTGGATGAAAGGAGAAACCAGGAGTTCCACTGATGGACTCCCATTACATATTATTCACACTGTTTGCAGTGGCAATGTACTTCATCGTAACTGATGATAGCGTTGCCGCTGCATTTTATTATGTCACAAGGTTAGCAAAAGCATACATTCAGAGACAATTGTGGTGGTTTACACATAATCCCCGCAACCCCGTGGTAAAATATATGATACATCGTCGTTCTCTTAAAATGGCAGAGGACTTGATGAGAGAAATAAATACCAAAGAGGAGACCAAGGACTGATATGTTATCTACACAATATCGCCTTCGACTGGAAGCAATCTGTGAGAAGATTGTGGCACAGGAATCAGTAGGTCTGGAGGACATGATCTGGGCAGAGAAACTTGCCAAAGCAAATACTTCTGCCAGAGAGATACTTAAGAGAGCAAGAGGACGTGCTGCCAACCCAGATATGGTGGAAGGTGGTATGGACGACTTTATGAATAAGATGGGATTGGGTGACCCTGACCCATCAAATCATCGCACAAACTTTGGTAGTGCCGATGAGATTGTAGATTGGTTCAATGAGGACCGCCCTGATGACTGGAGGCAACGTGACTGAAACAGCAGTAATTTATTCTAACGGAAGCCAAGAATGTGAGCGTATTGGTATGCTACTCAAAGCACTGGGTGGTGAGTTTCATGAGTACATTCTTGGTAAAGATTTTGATCAGAAAGCATTTCGTGCAGAGTTTGGACCAGAAGCAACCTACCCACAAGTTGCCTATGGATCAAAACATATCGGTAGTATGAAGGAGACACTACACTTTTTGTGTAACGAAGGAATTATCTGATGAAATACGAAGAGTTTATTCACAAGGGCACTGATTTCTATATGGATATGGTGCGTCTTGTTGATATTAAACTCAAGTATCGTATGGATTTCACTGATGAAGAAAAGGAAGTGAAAGATCATATCATGGAGTTTCAGAAGCAAATTAAGATAAATGAGTTAAGAGATCGTTTTGAGAAGTGTTGGGAGGTTGATGAATGAAACCTTTAATCCTTGTTGCTTGCTTTTTACCTCTTGTTATGATATGGTTGATAATGAAACTTTCGTTATGGATTGCTGCCGTCAACGAAGAGCAAACTTATGTCAGAGAGGACTCCAAACGACCACACGGACCCTACGTGGAAAATGCATATGGAGACGTTGATGAAGAAGAAGAGAATTATTGAGACCAAAGAAATTATTGACCAGGCAATCTGGGAGTATTACTTTGAGAAAGGACTTCCTGTGCCTAAAT